TGCAACCAAATAGCAGTAGTGTTCCTCTTGAAATCCTTTTGTTGTTCATAGTGAAAACCATCTGGAGCTTTGTGAAATAGTTCTACTGTCACCTTTCAATCTTCCAGTGTTCGTTACCCTTGACAGGAACCCAGAAACAGTACATTCTGTTCATTGAAACTAGAAACAGGTGAGGTACACCTTCGATCAGTTTTTCCTGTTCTACAGTACACATATGGAACTGATCCATAACATTATGGAATCGGTTCTTAGCTTTACTGGACAGGGGAACAACGGAAATCCGTTTTGTTTTCGTAGTCATAGTCTTTACCAACATGGCTAACTTAATGCGTCAAGGAGGGGATTTGGGTGAAGGGTGTGCGGTTTGGGCTTTGTCACACTCTTGGATTTTGGTTTTGCGGGGGAACCCTTGATGGCCTTGGGTTTTGACCCTTGAGATCCCTGTTGGCCACTAGGCGTTTTCGCCTTTTTTTGCGATTTTGGCTGCACAGGGGTCTTAGTACCCTTCTTGAGTTTCCGATGCGAGTTTTTTAATTGTTCAAGCCGAATCTCCGCAAGTTGTCTGGTCTTGACTACTTCAAGCTGTTGACCATCAGCGATGATCATGTACTTTTTACCAAAGGGAATAGCAGCAAACTGAAAGTCGTCTGTGGCAAATCCTGTGGGCCCATTGTCTGGGTCCAGGATACTTGTGTTGGGAAACATCATGAGACTAGATACCTCTTTTCGTATTCTAACAGATCTTCAGGAACTTCCAAAATGTTAGAGTCAACGGGATCAGAGTTTTTCCACCTAACTTTACCCTCTTGCCTCTGATACAAATTGATGCCAAGATGGTTGTACTTGAGGTTGGTAGGTACAAGAACCTTGTAATCTTCCTTATCAGGTGCAGTCAGGAATGAGAGAGACTCATTCTCCTTTTTGGTCACAACAATTTGTTGTGTGCAGACCAGAAAGATCTTTTTGAACTCCTCATAATCCTCTAGATACTTTTTCTGATTCGCCATAATCATCCGACCCACAAATTGTGGGGAATGGTAGTGATCCAGAGTATTTAGCCTGTATTGTTTGGAGAGTTGATTCTCCAAAGCTTTCTCACTAATCAGGTTTGTAGGATTTGGATTACCTGCATCAAAAACCCCGTAGTAAAAATCACGGGAGATCTTTCGTTTGTCGTCAAAAGATCGGTCCCAGTTGTGTGCGTTGCCCCTCATGTTGTTGAAGGTGCCTTCAGCGTAGACTTCCCACTTTTCCATCATTTGCGTACCACCGAGATTGCAGGTTGACCTTGTTGGAAGATAGTGTCCACAACAGCTTGGATCTTCTGATGAGTAGAGATCCCAACTTTGTTGAAAACGGGGACAACAACCAGACCAAAAGATTTGGTGTAATTGTCAACATCTCCAGGAATCAGTTGACCACTACGGATGCGAGCTGCATCATCGTGGTGCATCCGAATCACACGGCCGATGGTCTGGGAGATACCAATGTAGTCCATAGATCGCATGAAGATGACACCTTCAAGACCAGACACATTGATACCCTCAGAGAGGATAGAGTGATGGAGAACAACAAACTTCTTAGAGTTGTCTTTACCCCATGCACTTAGGGTCTCAAAGAATACCTCACGATTCACCTTCTGACCGTTGATAATTGCACCAGTCTTTGCGGTGATGTAGAGGTAGGAATACCCACGATCTTGCAACTGTTGAATGAAGTCGGTCTCAGACATCAGTGCAGAGATCTGTTTGGTAGCTTTCGCACAGATCAACACTTTGCCCTTACCACATTCATCCAGAGTCTCAATGAGATTCTCACAATCACGATCCGCAGGAATCTTACCAGACTTCACCATCGGAAGTTGTTTCGCAATCACTTTCGGAGGGAGAATATACCCACCTTGCACAAGTTCAGGTGCAGGAACATTACAAATGACCTGACCATAAACTTCTACATCATTCATTCCAGGCTTACCGACTGCGAGTGAATGTTTGGGAGTTGCAGTGAAGAAGTAACAACGGTCAGCTTCTTGACTGAAGTATTCAGTTGCAGGGAAGAAGTTACGTTTGACGGAGTTATGAGCTTCGTCAAAGTAAATGGTATCAACTTTGATGCGAGATTGTTGCAGTCGTTCCAGAGAATTGTAAGTGGTAAAGATCAGTTTGTGGCCACGAGTGTTCACCCACCAATCAACAATCTCTTGAGGTTTGGTAGTCGAAAAGTGATGAGTTTCACCACTGTGAACGTGCATCACACTTGCATTGGTGATAAACTCCAGAAACTCGGAACATAATTGTTCAGCCAAGAGGATGCGCGGACAGCAAACTACAATCGTTTTTTCAGTTTGTGATTGCATTTCGATCATTTCTGTTCTTGGAATTGAATCATTGCATCTTTGATCATCTTCATTGTTTTACCACCACCAGTGGGAACAATGATTTGACCCTTTTTGTGCAGTTGCATTAACTCAACTGCGCGTTCTTGGTGTGGTCGGAGATTCATCGGATCGCGTTTCAACATAGCTAGAATACCCCCTCACCCGTCACAGGGCAAGGGGGCCATTGATCAGAGATCCTTATGGATTAGGGTTGAGTCAGAGACAGACAATCTTGAGTACCATCGAACTCAATACTATCTCCGTACATGTCAACCAAACCAACTTCAGTAGGACGGCCCTTATCTTGAGGATTGGGCTTCACATACTGTGCAAGGAATCCAGCAATCTTAATGGGGAAGTTTTCCTCATCAACAGTGGATGCATCAGCATCACACAGATCAGCAGCGAACTGAATCATAAATGACTTCATCTCATTGTACTCGTTGATGAAGTTTTCTCGGAACTTTTCCAGATCCGGCACACGCTTTTGTGCATAACCAAAAATGTACACAGGAATACCAAGACGCTGGGCATGATACATAGAGCGACCCCAAGTAGCTTTGTTGTTACCAGCACCACAACAGTAAGCAATGTAACCCTGAGAAATCAACTCAGAATCAGTGCGACCTTCTACACCTTGTTTTGCGAAGTCATGGTTCTTGATGAAACCATTCAGAGTGTTTTCTGAATGACCAACAGAGTTATAAGTGCGAAAGTTAGGATAAACTTGGCAGTTGTTGAAACACTCAACTTTGATTGATTTACGGACTTTGAAAGAACGATCAGAGGCAATCAGATCTACAAACTCGCTGATAGCATCTTCAGTACGCTCAATCACACCACGAGCTACTGCATTACATACTTCTTTGATGTAATCAGTGGATTTTTGAGGCAGTTGAGGATTAGCATGATGATTGGATTGATTGCGAGCAACGATTTCCCAATAAAGGGAATCAAATCTGTACACATCAAAGATATACAGATCTTGACCAATACGGGTCAAGGCTTCAAAACGATTGTAACCAGACTGTCCTTTCATTGCAGTCGGGTTCATATCGTCACCATCAAAACAACAAATAGGAGGAGGACAATCTGTTTTGTATCCATACACCTCGTAGTTGTTGACAAGATTGTTCACATGATCTGCCTCATTGTTTTTGTCACGAGGTTGTTCTTTCAGATCATAACGAACAAACTGACGAGGAATCAGATAACGACCTAGATGTTGTGAGCCATTATACTCACGAGGAGGGCATTTTTCTAAGGATTCTTGGAGAATCTCTTCATTCACTCCAAGAGGATTCGCAACAGTTTGTGCAGTTTTGTCCCACACCAGTTGTATTTCAAGGGGAACATAGTTTTTGGTAATCATTGTTTTAATTAAATTAAAGGACAAAGTTGTAATCAGGTTGAAGAACTAAGTTCTTTTCGTTTGATCACATGGCTAGAATACATCAGACAAAGAACTATGTCAAGGCCCCTGTCTGAGGTTTGAGGGTTTCGTAACAATACTCAATGCTACAAGCGTAAAGAACTCGCATCATCAAGTCCAGTGATCTTTGGTGTGGTCGTTGTTTCCAACCATACCAATTTGTTTTCTTACCTACATCGTAGGGAGGAACTTGACCCACAGAGTAATACTGATCGGCAGTGGTGTCGTAGATCACATCTCGGTCATCATAGAGCCACCAATGTGTATCGCCTCTGTAATCTATTCCGCTCATTGGAATCAAATCATGAGGTTCCATGAGATAGAATAGGGCCTGAGTTGAATGGTAACAATGACCATACATCGGGTTCTTTACATTTTCTTCCCGATACTTTTTCGTGAGAAGATCTGGAGTCAGATGATTGCGAATAATCATCATCATTGACTCTGCAATCTCTTGGTTATAGTAAAACGGGAGAAACCTCAGAGTACGAGTCTCAGAGATTTCTCCATCTTTGTAAGAATGTCTTACAACTTCTTTCATCAGAAGTTCTTTAGAAGTGCAAGAGTTTCACGATCAAACTCTTCTCGGATACCACTAGAAGGAAGCCAATCTTCAGGACCAGTTTCCATCATAGATTGATAAAGATCGTTCTCATCCATGTAATCGTAGTTGAAATCGTCAGACATAGTTGAATTGGTTGAACAAGGCCAAAATACTGTGGATTGGGGGGAGAGTCAAGGGGCTGACCGATCAGAGATCCTTATCAGTCCCATGAGACATTCTGAAGTAGGAAGCCTGGCATGACATAAGACCATGCACCGAGGCCATCTACGCCTCCAACTTTATACTCAAACTTGTACTCAAACTTATTGTGAGAGTCCCAAGTTACGAATCCTTTCTTCTCATCAAAACGAGATTTAATGGTCAGTCGGAAACGATTAGAGTAAATGTTACGAGTGCGAAGAGCACCACCAGTTTCACGGGTTTCTACCACTTTACAGGTATCAACTTGAAACTCATTGTTATACTCAAGAGCACAAGGGGATTCATAGGTAAAAGGCCGATAAACTTTTTGTTTAACGACCTCTTTAGTTTGTGCAAAAGCTGGTGCAGTGAACACCAGCGAAGCCAGAATCAACAGAGATTTGATCACTTATTCATTTGGAGAGTAGGGACGGGCATACCACCTTCGGTGGGAACATAGATGGTCACGTTACCTTTCTGTGAACCTTCTTCGATACCAGTGATGTACAGATACTGAAGATACTCACGGTTATCTTTCAGTGAGTTGCCGATGATCTGGTTTGCTTTAGCAACACCAGAAGCACGAATCACCTCAGCATCAGCAAGTTGTTGTGCAGAATCTTTCTTTGCTTGTGCTTCTAGAACAGCAACCTGTCGGGTATACTCTGCCTTTTGAAGTTCTGCTTTACCTTGTAGTGATTGTGCCCATACATTGTAAAGAGGACCAACCACTGCATTGATAATCAACAGAGACAGGAGAATTGATGCTCCAATAATACTAAAATTGCGAACAGTGTTGTCAGGTTTCATTTAGTTTCTCCAACATAAACATAGTCAGGATGATTGGCTTTGAAAGCCTCCACTTGTTCTATAGTCTTAAGAAAGACGGAAAGAGTAGTGTTAGGATGTTCTTTGAAGTAATACTTCACTTGAATGAGGTCTTTCATATCACGCAGGGATTTGTTCTTCATTACCTTTAGTAGTATAACACTTCCACTCACC